GTATTCTATGATAATAAGATATAGTGAAAAAGCTAAGAGAGTTTATGAATTCCTTTTTAGAAAAATATTATCAGAAAGAATTAACAACAAAGATAAAAGAGCAGTAGAACTTATGAAGAAGAAGAAATATGAAATTAGTTGTGATTTGATTGATGATTTAGTAGCAGATGAATGCGATGAATCAGATTACGATAGTGTTGTTTTTTCCATCATATCAACAATAAATAGTAGATCTAAACTTATGAATTGGGGTTTTTCATATGGCGAATTTATGGGTGGAACCAAGAATGCTATGAGATGGATTAAAAACGATTATAAGAAAATAATGACTCTTGACAAAGAAATAATAGATGCTAGAACTGAAAGTGACTGGAAGAGAATTAAGAACAGAATGGTGACTGTACTTAAAGACAATAGAAGCAAAAGGATGGACGAAAATGACATTAAAGCTTTAGATTATTATGAATTATTACCTCCCATTCCAGATGATGACAAAAGTGATGATGAATATCCTGAAGATGAAACTAGTGTAGAAGATAAGCTACTTACTTCAAATAGAATAACTCTTAGTGACATAAGAAAAGGATTGGGAATAGAAATTACTGAGGTCAAAAAAGAACCTGAGCTTACCAAAAAAGAGGACATTATTTCTACACCCAAGGAAATTAAACCTAAGAATCCAATAACTAGCATGTTTGGTGCAAAGAAGAAAGTTGAAATTGCCCGAAAAATAGAAATCAAAGAACCAGAGTCATCTGATAAAGGTACTGAAAAAACTAAGGAAATCGAAAAGACTAAGGTAGAAGTTAAAAAGAGTGTAATGGGCCAGATGTTTGGAACTGGTAAGAGTGTTACTAAGTCTAAACCAACTGTTAATCCAATTGAAAGAATGAAGGATTATGCTAGGGCAAACATAGAAGTATTCATCATATTCGCCTTAAATGAACAAGATGAAGATTTTAAGGGTTGGTCTGATAATTTCGAGAAAACAAAAGATTATGTGAGGGATAAAATGGATGGTATTGCTCATGAGCCAGCTGAAATATTTGACTGCTTACCTAATTCTAGGAATAAAATTATTCAACATTGCAAAGAAATCATCAAAATATATGGTAAGATTGATCATGAGAAAATTATCAATAAATTTGAAGAATCATTAACTAACTTCTTTGTTTGGTTCAGTTCAAAGGAAGATGCTGAATCAAAG